AAAGCGGAAGTGTTCTCAACACATGTCTGCCCTTCCAAGATGTGGTAGATTGTGATGAGCGGAAACTGGAACCAGGTCCTGGATGTATGCGGCAGCAAGAGCGCAAATAAGGACAGGTTCACTTATTATGTGATCCAGAAAAGGGAGTCGGGTAAGACGCGATTTGTTGTCAATACGTGCCTAATGTCGTACGTGGTGACCACGGCGTGTTATACTGCCTTCCGGATGCACAAGGACTATTACCCGGAAGCGACCCGCAAACACCTTTGGTTGTTAAGAAGTCCGTATTCGAAACACTGGTGGGAAACGACCATGGCAGCAAAGGACGACAAAAATGTGTGGATGCCGATAGATATGGAACAGTTCGACCATACTGCAGAGAATTGGATGGTGGCCCAGGTAGTATCACACTTCGCAAAAAGCTTTATGCCGGATAGACTAGTATCACTGCTGATGAACATGATGCTGGAAAAGTCGATCGTCTAGATCCCTACAGACGGCGACCCAATCCAGATACCGGTAACGAGTGGTTTGATGTCTGGCTTAAAGATGACGTCTTCTGTTGGTTCAATTATCAATATGTGGTACCGGTGGTAGCTTGGTGGCTAGCTTCACGAACTAGATGTCTTCCAAGGCGACGACTCAGCATTGGAAGTTCAGACAGTGGACGCGGCTGTCAACCTGCTAAATAAGTATTCCCAAGAAAATCTCAAGGCAGGAGCAGACAAAAACCGAATTGCCATTGTCGGCATGGGAACTACCGATTTCTTGAGAAAAGAGTTCGGTTGGGGTATGGTTTAGGGCCCGCCCTCACGCTTATGCACCTCTTTAATCTTCAAGAAGCCATGGTCGAAGCCTACACCCTTAGGAAAAGACGTAGACGCAGAAGACTTTGGAGGTGTAGAAGACTCTTACGGGCTATGGTGTCAGTTACTGAGAAGATAACCTTATTTACATAAAGTCGTGGTACCGATGATATTGCTAGATAGGGCATCGCAATCAAGACATGCCACCATACCGAGAAACACTGCCAAGTACAAGATGGTCTTTCTTGACCAGCTCGTGCATGTGATGAGTGCCCCGTATGAGGACAATCCTTACTATGAAGTGAGGATGATGGACCCGAAGTAAGGACGTTGCCACTTCGAGACCATCAACTACTAGCTGCCACGCGGGCAAAAGAACAAAGCCATCAATGTTGACGCCGTCAATGAACGTCTGCAAAGGTGGTGCTAGTAGGTAAACCCCACGTCAGAGGAGTTCCGGACCATGAGCAAACTCGTAGCAAAGGCTTACGGTGATGACACATAGATGTCTTCACTCAGGATAGCATGTCTTTGTTGCGGTAAGCAAGGGGACCAGAAACACGTGGTAGATCCTCTGTAGGAGTTAGTAGCCCTGTTGAAAAACAAAAGAAGGCCGACCCAGTTGCAACAACTGCCGATGCCTTTCTAGATGCCGGTCGAGGATATCAGAGCCAACATTAAAGAAGATGGCTGGATAACTAGGACCCCAGGGTACAAGGAGTGTAAACAGCATAACGCTAGTAACTACTTCATTTATTAATGGGCTCAGAACAAGATAGCTCCCAGTTATGACAAGACTTCGACTGCTCCAGAAGTAGGAAGTCTAGTCATTTCTGATCTGGTTAACAGAGTTCTGAGTGTCTATGATGAGTGGAATAGAAACACCCTCACACAGATCATCAGTCGGATGAGACCAATCTCGATGCCTTTCAAGTATTGAACGTGCGGAGAATGAGGCCTATAGTCCTGATGATCAGTGTATCACTAACAACTAATAATATAAGGTCACGATGCGCGTAGCATGTGTGATGCGTCGCCAAGCGACCAAAAACTGCCGTCCTAGACGGCACCCAAGCGCCGTGAGTGATGGCGCGCCATCAGAACGGCAAATAGTCATTTGGGAGAGAAGATCCCGAGGTCAAGCCATATTGACCAAAAAGCATAGGTGAGCTGGTACCATCGTTTACTGCGGAGACGAACTAACTAGCTTTTCTAGACACGGGATTGCCGTGATATGTGGTGGTTTCACCCCACAGAAAGTCTAGATTATCAGAGGGCCATAGGCCTTTGTATGGTGGTG